TGGATGCCAGAGACTTGCAGCAGCAAGACGCAGACGGTAACACCATTGATGATGCCACATACCGGTCACAGTTGGTTCAGAGGGGAAAAGAGAAGTTGGCAGAGTACAGGATGGTTGAGACAGTCAACAGCCAGGTAGACCCGAACGCAAACCTGGTCTATAAAAAAGATTTTGACCTTGGCGATTATTCAACGTATGTCAATACAGACATAAATGTGGTTACAGAGAAGCGCATCACGGAGGTTATGGAAACCTACGAGGGTGGAGCAATGGAGCTTTCTGTAACCTTTGGAACTGATGAAGTATCTACAGTACAGCAGTTAATTAAAAGGGAGGTGTAAAAGTTGTCATTGAGATACGGTTATTTTGATTCAGAGATAACAGGGTACGATGAAGAGGGCATGCCGATTTTTGACCGGGCAGAGTCCTCTGATTTTTTTGCTTTGTTTATTTCAAGCCTTGTGAGCGACGGCGTTCTGGCAAGCCCAGGAGACTGCTTCCAGGTAATTGCCTACGAGGGAATGACATTAAAGGTACGCCCCGGATTTGGCATAATTCGTGGCAGATTGGCTTATGACTCACAAGACTACACTATCGAACTTTCAAAGGCTCCTACGAGCTATAAACGCATTGACAGGGTAGTTCTGCGAGCCAATTATCTGAACAGATTGTGTGAGGTGGTTGTAAAAGAAGGAACACCGGATGCGAACCCGGTTGCTCCGGAATTGCTCCAGCCGGCATCCGGCGATTATTACGAGCTGTCTCTTGCTACGGTGGCAATCAATTCAAATCAGGTTATCATCACGCAGAGCAACATCACAGACACCAGGGCAGACAGTACGCAATGCGGTTTTGTTACGCAGTTGATAGACCATTTGGACACAGATGTTTTTTATGCACAGTTGGATGCGTTCTATGCTGAATTTGTGGAAAAATCCAACAAGTCCTATGAGCAGTTCGTGTCAGAGGTGGACGAGTATTTCTCCAATATCAAAATCCAGGCGCAAAACGACCTGGATAAAATTGTTGCTGACCTTACGGATTTTGAAAAACGTTCCGAGTCAGAGTTCAACACCTGGTTCGAGAACATCCGTGGGAAGCTGTCTGACGACCCAGCAGGCAAGCTGCAGAATGAGATAGACAGCCTAACACAAAGAGTGTTCGAGCATTATTACGGTCTTGATTCCCAGAACACCGTGTTCAAAGAGGATGGTTCCATTGTCCAGACAAACAACGAGGCGGTGGTTACCACGGTAAAGGGCTATGATTCAGACGGCAACAAGGTAATCACACAGACGGTCGCTCCCATACTTGGGAGTGAGTATTACGTGAAAACCACAACGTTCTACCCTAAGACGGAGACAAGTGAAAAGCGGATCGTGGAAAGCTATACCACAATGTACCGCACTACAGAATAAGACGGAGGTATAAGGCATGAGTGCTTTTGTAGAAGCAGATTATACTGTGGAGGAAACCTTAAAAGGCGTTGAAGCTATGCTGTCAGATAACAGTGGAATCCCTCCGCAGAACATGAAGTCAATAAACATGCGTCCTGGCGACAAGTGTGTGAAGATTTGTTTTGAGGAGCCTGAAAACACTGTGATTGACAATCAGCTGATTTGCACAGTAAAGGGAGTAACCATAGTGAGAAAACAGGGTTCTATGCCGGAAAGCATCACTGATGGCGTAGTAGTTCTGCAGAATGAGGAAATCGGTAAATATAAGGACACACCGTTTGTAGATTCTGGTCTGACAAATGATGTGGACTATTATTACCGTTTTTTCTCGTATTCAGACCATGGCGTGTACAACCTGAACGCCGAAAACGCAAAGGTTGTAACGCCAAAGGAGTACATACTGTATGGTTTCCGCATCAACAAGAATGACAGCAACCCAGCAACCAGGGTAACGTACCTGGAAATGGCAGAGGGCATGACACCGGCACACATGAACTATTCAACAGGTAAGTTTGATTATGGTTCCTGGAATCCGGAGGAAATTTTCTTCCTGCAGAACAACTACCCAGCCATGGTTAAGAGCAATGGCCAGGAAGATTACAAGCTCAATCCTGACGACTACACAAAGAAGCTGGACGGTTCCCCATCGGATGTAAGCAACACCTTGTATGATGGAAACGCCATGTCCAGAATGGACACCGTATGGCTATATCAGTATGAAGATACAGGGTATGAGTATTGCTATATCTGCAATATTCAGCTCAACGAGAACTACCACGCAGATGCGCACCAGAGAGCGGACGGTTCCATCATGGACTATCGCTGGTACCCTTGTTTCGATGGTTCTCTGATAAACAGCAAGTTACGGTCCATCAAAGGACAGGCGACAATGAACTCCCAGACTGGAGCAAATGAGATTGCCTATGCGAAAGCAAACGGTAGCTTATGGTACACAACCAGCCACTCCGAGCGTAATCTTATCAATATGCTGCTGATTCTGATGGGTAAGAGCGACAACACACAGGCTGTTTTTGGGAACGGTCATTACACCGGCGGTTCCTCTGCATCGAATCTGCTTAGAACCGGCACTATTTCTGACAAGGGCAGATTTTACGGTACGAACGGCACCGGAACAGCAGTCAAGGTATTCCACATCGAGAACTGGTGGGGAAATATCTGGAAGAGAGAAGCCGGATGTATGTATGTTGGTGGAAAAATCAAGGTCAAAATGACCGCTCCGTATAATACTACCGGCGATGGTTACACTGACACCGGTGTCACGATGGGAGGAACCAATGGCGGTTATATTTCCGCAACCAAAATGACAAGGTACGGAAGATTGCCAGTAACTATGAGCGGAAGCGATTCAACCTATACATGCGATGGTGGATGGTACAATGCCAGCCAGGTGGATTATGCGTTGGTCGGCGGCGCCTGCGATGCTGGTTTTCTTGTTGGGGCTTCGGCGCTGCGTCTGAACTCTCTTGTGTCGGCTACGTACTGGGGCTTCGGGGCTGCCCTTTCTTGCGAACAGCCTTTAGCGGCATAGCCGCAAGGGGGTCTGGGGGATTTCTCCCCCACTTAAAACTGAATACTGAAATACTTTAGAGTATCTGTCAGGAGTGTGGGGGTTCCATACTCCTGTATTTTTAGGGGCTTTGGTGTCTGTCAGAGTCCTGTGTCCTGGTTGGTCGGCGGCGACTGCAATAATGGTTTTCTTGTTGGGGCTTCGGCGCTGAATCTGAACAATCTTGTGTCGAATACGAACTGGAACATCGGGGCTGCCTAATTCTTAAAGCTATGGAATATTAACCAAAGACACCATTGTCCTACACCGCAGGCGGTTGAAATACCGCTACCAGTGGAAATTACGCCGTAAAAGGCATGGTTTAGTAAGCGAAAGCCCAGGAACCATGAGGCAATAAGAAAGAGAGATGCACGTTATGAAGAGTTTTCGCATCAATCAGAGCGAAATGCTATCGCACGATAGTATAGAACGGTCAATCCTTAAAACATCCCGTGGAAAGAGAAACAGAGAGGATGTCAAAGAAGTGTTGGATAACCTGGAGCCGGAGATTGAGATTGTTTACAATATGGTTTCTTCTGGAAATTTCAAGCCGAGAAAGCACCAGACTGTTGTAATCAATGAGAAAAACTATCTGAAAGTCAGGCGTATCATAAAGCCTGATTTTCGTTATGAGCAGATAGTCCACCATCTGATAGTCCAGAGCATTTCAGATTGTATTATGAGCGGCATGTACCAGTACGTGTTAGGCTCCGTACCAAACAGGGGAGCACACATGGGAGCCAGGTCTATTGAAAAATGGATAAAGAAAGACCCGGCAAACACAAAGTACGTGTTGAAAATGGACATCCGGCATTTTTACGAATCAGTAAATCACAGAGTTTTGAAGCGATGGCTTAAAAAGAAGTTCCGGGATAAGTTCCTCCTGGAGCTGTTTGATGTGGTTATCGCCGCAGCCGATATGGGGTTGCCTCTGGGCTACTACACGAGTCAATGGTTTGCAAATTTCCTTTTACAACCTTTAGACCATTACATCAAAGAAAAGCTGCATATCAAGTACATGACCCGGTATGTAGATGATATTGTTTGCCTCGGTCGGAATAAGAAAGAGCTTCACAAGGTGCGCCTGGCAATCAGCGAGTACCTGGAAAATGAGCTTGGACTGACAATGAAAGGTAATTGGCAAGTATTCAGGTTCGAGTACACTGCAGAAGAACTGGCGATTACATGCAAGAGCCTGAAAGAGTTGGAACGCTTGGGGAATGACTTAGAAGCAAAGCGAATTAGGTACAAATCGAAAATGCACAAAGGAAAGCGGAAGATTTTTATTAAGCTGTCCGGAGTGAAGAACAAAAGAGAGTTATTAAGCAGTATTTTAGATAAATACCATGCAACCAGCGAGGTTTTGCTCATGGTTCATGGCAGGCCACTTGATTACATGGGCTTTGAGTTCCACCGGAACCGTACCGTTATGAGGGAATCCATCATGTTAAGGGCGACAAAGAAAGCGGTGCAAGTATCGAAACAGGAGAAAATCAATCCTAAAGATGCGGCATCGCTTTTATCGTCCATGGGCTGGATAAAGCATACAGACACCTACGATATGTTCCTGGAACGCATAAAACCCATCGTAAATATAAAGACCTTGCGAAAGGTCGTGAGTAAAAATCAAAGGAGGTTGAACAATGCAGTTAAACTGGAAAACAGTCGAGGGCACACAGCAAGAGCAGCCTAAAGAGGTTGACACCACATCCAGTCCGCTTACGGTATATCTCCGCAAGGACATTACCAGAGTAGAGAAAGAGCAGAACGGCGAGAAAATCCAGGTATGGCAGTACCAGGAAGCCGTCCTGACAATTCCGGAATATGTCCAGTACCAAAAAGAGCTGGCAGAGTGTGACAGTCTTTCCCAGAAAGAGCTCCTGGAAAGCAACCTGGTTGTCATGGGAGCGCTTGCGGATTCTTTCGAGCAGTTACTTACGCTTCAAGAAAATCAGTTGACTCTCATGGAGGCAATCGCTGATGTTTTTGAAAATACCGTCACATCGTAGAAAGGAGGTAGCAGAGGTATGGTAGATTTATATGTTACTCTTATCAAAGCCGGGAGAAAAACGATTGACGATGTACCGGCGAAGTACAGAGAAGCAGTAAAAAAAGCACTGGAGGCATAGGAAATGTATATCTTATGGCTGCTATTCACACAAGGAGGTAAACAGAAAATGGTAGATTTATATTGTGCGCTGATTATTGCCGGCAGAAGAACGATTGACACCGTTCCGGCAAGATACAAACAGGCGGTTGTAGAGCAGTTAGCCGCAGTCGGTCTTGATGAAAACGGGAACCCTGTATAATTGTTTCGTCTGCCAACACCTTGGTAATACAACTGAATATTGTAAACGCACCCTCGAACCGTGTACCGGCAAGTGCCAGGCATACGGAAAATGTGGAGAGTGCAAACGTTACTTTATCCCGGCCGGGCAGAAACCTTGCCGGGATTGTCTTTGCAACTATATAAACAAATAACAAGGAGAGTTGGCCCGATGGAATATTTATTAGCATTATTAGCAGCATTGAGTATCCCGTCTGCATTTACCGGTTTTTTATTCGCACGCCTGGAAAAGAAGCTCGACAAACGAGAAAAGGAAATGCGTGAGAAAGAAGAGGCAAGGGAACAAAGTGAGTACATGATGGTTAAGAGCATCGGAGCGGCTATAGCCCTGGGAGAAGCGACCGCAAGAGCGGTGCAGAGAATCCCGGACGCAAAATGCAATGGAGACATGCACGCCGCCCTGGAGTATGCCACAGCCGTTAAACATGAGCAGAAAGATTTCTTCGTTAAGCAAGGCATCCACGGTATTTACTGATACGCACAGGGAGGCTCATTCCTGGCGATTAGTGGCTTGTATGAGGAAATTATCAAGAAACACTTTAGAAACGCTCCTCCAGGCTATTACGCAGTCTGGAGGTACTTAAAAATCAAAATCAGGAGGATTGAATCATGGAATTATTAGAAATCATCAAACAGGTACCGCTTCCGGTAATCATTTTTGTACTGGCAATCCTGGTTGTTGCCACCGTGTACATGCTGTACCAGTGGGCGAAAATGAAAGGTCTTGACGGAATCCGTATGCAGACCTACCAGTTAATCTTGAAAGCAGAGCATATCTACAACCAGTCCGGAGCTGGAAAGCAGAAGTTGAAATGGGTTGTTTCCCAGGCAAGAAAGCTCTTGCCGAATTGGTTGCAGTTTATCGTCACAGAGGAAGCCCTGGAAAATGTTATTGAAATCTGGTTCAGAGGCGTTAAGGATTTGCTGGACGATGGCAAAATCAATGAATCACAGAAAAAAGCAGATACCGCAGACACAGCGAAATAAATCAGCAACAGCCCTGGAGCATATCCGGGGCTTTGTTCATTTTGCAGAGAGGAGTGCCGCACATGACACTGAAAGAGTTATTTGATTATTATGTGAGCCTGGGGTTCACTCCGGAGGGGGCAGCCGGACTTCTGGCGAATATCAAGGCAGAGAGCAACTTGAACCCGAAGAACCTGCAGAACAGCTTCAACAAGAAAATGAACATCACGGATGAAGAGTACACGGAAAGAGTGGACAACGGCAGCTATACGAACTTCGTTCACGATTCAGCCGGGTATGGTCTGGTCCAGTGGACATATTGGAGCCGGAAACAGAATTTGTTGAACTACGCCAAGGCAAGGGGCGTGTCCATCGGCGACATGGAAATGCAAGCGTCCTTTATATACCAGGAGTTGAAAGGCTATACCGGCGTTTTCTCTTTCCTGGGGAAAGCGGAGTCCGTGGTGGAAGCATGCGATAAGGTTATGACGGAGTACGAAAAGCCGGCAAACCAGAGCGAAAAGGCAAGAGAAAGCAGACGCATGTATGCACGGGATATTTACCAGGAGTGTTACCTGGCAGAACAGGAGGAAAAAGCAGTGACAGAAAAAGAAATCAGATGGAATGTTGTGAATATTGCAGCAGCATGGTACGGATGTAAAGAGGCAGACGGTAGCCACAAGGCTATCATAAACCTTTACAACAGTTTCAAACCGCTACCCAGAGGGGCTGTAGTGAAATACACTGATTCATGGTGCGCAACCTTTGTATCGGCTGTAGCAATCAAAGCCGGTTATACAGACATCATCCCAAGAGAGTGCAGCTGTGGAAAGATGATTGCGCTGTTCCAGAAGCTCAACAGATGGGTGGAGAATGACGCATACGTTCCGGAAGCCGGAGACATTGTTTTCTACGACTGGAACGACAGCGGAGTTGGAGACAATACAGGCTGGACAGACCATGTAGGCATTGTTGTTTCTGTATCTGATGCAGGAGTTATCAAGGTTATCGAGGGCAACACGAAAGACCAGGTAGGCTACAGGGAGATTAAAGTCAATGGCAAGTATATCCGTGGTTATGGTGTTCCTGATTACGCATCAAAGGCTACAGCTGATGCTCCGGAGGATAAGGAGCCGGCAGACAGCACGCCAGC